AATCTGTCTGCATCAATACTTCCTGTTGTTATTTTCCCACCGTCAATCGTAGTAGTATTATTATTAATAATATCTGCTGGATCATATCCTGTTATTGCACCACTGCTTCCACTTGTAAAAGTTACAAGCCCACTAAATCCAATACCTTGTTGAGATGCTTGGAAAGTTAAGTTACTTCCTGATGATGTGTCCCCACCTGCTGTATTTTCTTCTGCCACAAAGTATGAATACCAATATTTATTTGCATTTCCTGCTGCAAAGGTTCCCGGAGTTGTTCCCCAACCATCTGTTAATCCATTAAAACTATTTGTACTAAAAGTATAACTTGTTGCTGAAGGAGTGTTTGGTTGAGTTGAAGAACTTGCTTGATGATACACAAAGTGTGTTAATGTCTTTGGACCGTTTGCTCCGTCTGCTCCTACTACTCCTGCTGTAAGTGAGTATATTATTTCGAAAGAGTATACAGTTCCTGAACTTGTTACCACCTTCGCCATAATAGTATCTCGTGCAATATCAGGTTTAAAACTTTGTTTAAATATTGAAGTTCCAGAGTATGCTCGTGGTACAACTGCATCTAATTCTAGTGAAGTGTCGGATGCGATATTTGTAATTCTTGCCATAAATCGGCTAGTTCCTGCCGCACCAACAATAAATAAGTCACCTACTTTATAGTCTGTTAAAAATGTAGTGCTTGAACCTGTTACAGTTCCTTCTTCTATGGCTATAGTAACAGTTCCCGTTGCACTTGAAATACCTGCATTGGATGCTCCAACTTCAGCAAAATATTCAAAATTATACTTATTACCGTCAGCATCTACAGCTGTTGTATCTACTTGTGTTTCTATTGCTTTAAGATGATCTGAAGTTGCATCTGCATCAAAGAGTAAGAAAGCTGTTGCACTTGCGCCCATTCCTGAGAATGCTTGTTGTGTGTTTCCTGTGCCTGTGCCAGAAAGTATAAATTCTTCTTCGTTTCTAGAGTAAAATGTATAGGTTGATGAACCAATTGTTGCGACTCCACTGCTTGAATTGATACTAAGTCCTGCATTGAGTGACCCGCCAGGATATAGTTTTCCAATTTGACTTGCAGTAGGAGCAGACTGATGATTACCTGCGCTTATAGTTTTCTGAACTATAGGTGATTTTATTTGTTCTGAGTTTACTGTTCGTATTCGTACTGTATATATTCCATAGCCACTTATTGGAATATCTATAAAACTTGTGTCTTTTGTTGCAAAGATTTTTTCAAAAACTGGTTTACCACTTGCATTGTGTTCTATTTCGTAATAGTTTAAATGCTCATAAATTGAATTTACTGCATTCCCTGCTGAGTCTGTTCTTGTACTAGTTGGATGTTGCCATTGTACTCTTATAATTTTTGGTACGCCTGATACATTATCACTTCCTTCTTCTGTACTTGCATTAATATCTTGTTTAAGTGATAAAATGACAGATTTTGGCACAGGTACTTCATCTATATAAGATGGAAGTGTTCTAATTGTTTGATCTTGTTGTAGTGCATAGCCTCTGTCAACTAAGTCGAATTTACTTGGTTCATATTTTATACCTGTTATTTCATATCTGCCCTTATTGGACTCATTGATACCAGTAATTAAATATTGTTTTGCAGAACCTGCATCAAGTGAGCCATCTGCTTTTATCTCTTTTATTGCCCAAGGCATATCTTGTGCTGGAGCAGCGCTAAATGCGCTTGATACTTGTATTGCAGTTACAGAACTTCCTGTGCTTGAAATAGTTTTAGTTTCAACTCTACTATTTGGATTCCAGTTTAATACTAATACATTCCCACTATCATCCACTGCATTTGAAGCCTCTGCACTTGTATCAATAGTTACTAAACTACCGCCAACTGTTGCCGATGGAATATAGTCGCCTCTTATATATGCAACACTATTAATTGTTGCACTTTCTTGTCCAAGAAATGCTCCACCACTTGGAAATACAATTGAAAGTTCAAAAGTATTGCCACCGGATAGATTTATTGCACTATCTACATTTATAGTAGTAGTACTATTACTGCTAGAAGTTCTTCCGCTGAATCTTATATGGTCTCTATCTGCATCTTGTACATTTACTACGTCTCCCGGTTTTAGGAATCCTGCATTATAACTAGTTTCGAAACTAATTCCTTCTGTTTCCATAATCTCGGAGAGAAGAGTCCACTTACCAAATCTATGTGCTTGTCCTTTTGATGTGCACCCAAACGCAACAATGTCTTTTGAAACTATCTTTCCAGTCTCAAGTATATTATTTGTATCTTCAACAATCTCTACTGCTTTTTTATACATAGCATCTGGATCATTCCATGTTACTCGTACTTGGTTACTTCTATACTGAGATTTTGTAGATGTATATGCAAATTTTCCTGCGATTACATTAGCTTTTGAAAAAGTATATACAGGACTTTGAAATCTATTTTGAGAGAACTGTATTTCCCCATTTAACCAAAACATCATTCCTCTAAATACACTTGTAACATCTTTTAGTACTTTTAGAGCTTCTGCTGCTTGTGCTAGATATAAATTACAAGTAAATCGAGGTTCAGTTCCTCCCTGTCCGTCGCTTACAAGTTCATCACAATATCTTGCAATTCTATAAAGTTCGTATTTGTCTATTTGTGTTGAATCAATATATTTACCAATTCCGTATCTATCGTTTGTTACTAAGTCATAAAATACCCATGCTGGGTTATCTGTATATACAGGCTGGTGATTTATATGTGCACCATTAAAAGTTGCTTTGTCTCCTCGAAAGTTTCCGTCCCATTGTTGGTATGAATTTTCGTCTGCGCCTGAACTTACATTTCTGTCGTATCCTGCAATACTTCTATCTCCTTCAGTTCGTGGAAAATAGTTTGTAGGTACTTGTAATAATCTTCCTCGTACTTCATATCCACGAGTAGGTAATTTACCAAAAGATTGTGCATCAAATATAAGTGCACCATAAGCGGATAACGGATATGAAAGTTTGTCCTCTACTATTGCTTCGATTGAAGTAAGAGTACAAGGATTTGTATGATCGTAGTCGCCATGTCTTGCATTTGTTGGATTGACTCTTTCTATTTTTACTTGAAAGTCTGAGAAAGGTTGAAATTCCTCCATATTAATTGTAAAACTTTCAATAAAGGGTGCTTTTGTTTCTGCTTGAATAAACCCAGTATTTATCCCATGTCTTCCTTCAAAGTTTGATGTTCTACTACCAACTGGTCGAGCACTAATTTGTGCATTTGTTGGTCCGAACACTTGAACTTCTGTAAATGAAGAATCCCCTGCTCGTTTAAACCCTAAAAATATTCGTAATTCTATATGACATACTGCTTCATCGCCTGAGCTTGCTTTAGTTGCAATAAGAGTAGGCATCTTAAATGTTAATTTAAGTTTATCTACTTCTGGTTGATTGGTTACTCCCATTGTAGAGGCAGATATTGTTGTTGCAGATGCGGTTGCATCTCCTGAAGCAGTAGTATAGCCACCGCTTGTTACATTGCTCGCACTTCCTGTTATAGAAGATAGATCTGTTTGATTTATTTCTGTACCTGCAGAGTGAACTATAGAAGCAGAACCAATGCCTGCAAAGTTTTGAAGAAGAGGCTGATCTCTATAGCCATTCATAAAAGCATATTGGAATGCTCCATGATTATAAATAGGAGTGTCTGAAAGTGTTAATTTAGGGGTAGTTGTAAAAGCAGTAACATTTGCAACATTTCGTGCATCCGTTCCTTGTGCTGATATGTTTGAGATTACTGCTGTTGTAGCATTTGTAATTGATGCTATTTTCCCGACCTTATCTACTGTTCCACTAACGTTTGATACGGCTGTTACTGCTGGCAAAGCTAGTTGTACAGAAGTGGCTGAAGTGAAGGCAATTATTTCTGAACGAAGAACTCCTCCATTTACTCCTGCTCCTGCTACTGTTACATATTGTTTCATGCCATCAACAGTGCCAGGTATATAACGATCATTTGCATTAAAGAAGCTAGATCCTGCCGTTACTGTTGAGCTTCCTTTTGCCATACTAAGTCCATTCGTAATAGCTTTCTTTGCTCCTGCTATAGTAATAAATCTGTCCCCATCATTTGTTGATAATCCATCAAACATAGAACTTACATTATCTACAATAGTAAGAGAACTTGCTGTAAATGAAACATCTAAACTTTCTGCAATATTATGCTTTGTTCCGATTGATCCAATGGTTGCTGCAGTTTTATCAAGATAAATAGAGTCAGTACCATTTACAAGTCCTTCGATTGGACCTTCTGATATAAGATCATATACAACAGCTGTTTGATATTCGTTTGGATTATTTACTATGCCCGAGCTTGTTCCTGCTCCTTCAGCTTGACCACCATTTGTTAAGTTATAAAATCTACCTAAATTTTTCATTTCTTCTGTCCTGACGCTCCATTACCGCCACCACCTGCTTTGTTATGTCCGCCTGCATCTTGCCCTGAGTCTCCGTATGAGCCAGCAGGTGAACTTGAATCTGGTGAAATAATTGTATATCCTGTTTGTTGATAGCTTATTTTACTATCTATAAATCCGAAATTTGTAATTGCTCCGCCTACTATGAGTTGTCCATAGAGTAAAGGAACTGGAACACCTTGTTTTGTATTATTTTGCGGTCCGTCAAAGAGATAACTGTCTCCTGCTTCTGAAGGACTTTCTGGTGTCATATATCCTACAACACCTGACATTGCAAGCCCTACTCCAAGTGTTGATACTCCCCAAGCTGCTACTTTTCCATAGGTTGCTATAGCCATTTGAGAGGCTTGTGTAGTAACTCCAGTTGTATTTGCAACTCCCGCTGCTACTTGTGCCTCTGCTGTTAATCCTTCTATCCAACCTGGTCCAAACCAAAATAGGACTACTCCTATTATTATTTTGAATATATCGCTTGCTCCTGCTCCGGCTGCAATTGGGGTTATAATTACAAGATCTTGAGGCTTTTCTAACATGACTGAATACCCATCTTCTAAAAAATCTTCTCCATTGAGTATGTCAAAATCAATTCCTTTATTTGCACTTTCTCTAATATAGTCTTTGAAGCCTTCTGTCTGACAGTCTATAAGTTTAAATATATCACGAAAGCTGGACGTGGCCATATGCCAGTCCGTTCCGAACTTTTCTCCGAGTTCTCCCATTAGCTTAACGTGGGTCATATATTTCTACTCCTTTATCTGGGTATGATACGATTAAATATGGTATCTGTAATGCTTTTGCCATGTCTTTGTCATACTTGCTCGGATGACAATTTTGGTTGTAGTGACTATGGACTATATATTTTATTTTAGAAATTAACTGATACTTGCCTAAAACTTTTACGTCAATTTCAAATTGATTTTCTTCTGTGGATATATTCTCACAAGGAATATATTTTTCTTCATCATTTTCCTCAACAATAAGTCCACACATTTCACGAGGTGCCTCGGCAGCTGCCTGAGCAAATATTTCATCGAGAAATTTCAATTAAAGTTCTTTGAGCCTGGAAAAGCTCCAAATGGTAATGTTACTGTAGTATTGATTCCTGCTGTTGCTCTTGAGGCTGCTGTAGTTGCATCTGCGGGGGAAAATCCAAATCGTTTTCCACAAGATTTTAATGTTTTTCCACATTCATCTGCTCTTTTCCAAAAATCACTAAAGCCTGGAGTATTTCCTGCGTGTGTACCTTTTGTCTTCCAAACATGGGTTAGACCCGAACTTGCAAAAGTAACAATATCATTTAATTTATCATCTGTAAAAGCATTATAAGTTGTGCTTGCTGAGTATGCCCCTTGGTGTACTCTTACTCTGTCAAATTTTGCGTTTGTATCCGCAGGTGTTCCGAGTGCTGTTTTTGTGCCTGCAATATTTACTACCCAATATTCTAGTATAGAAGTTCCTGCTGCTAAAGAACCGTTTGGATTTACTTTGACAGCTGTTCCTGTTGTTGTTATATAAGCTCCTAATGCGAAGCTAGCGGACCCAGCTGCAGCTGTATAATTTGTAAAACTTCCGCTTGCTGGTACAATATATTCATTGTCTACGGTGACATATACTGTATGCTCTACTCCGTTTGCTGCTGTTCCTGTATTAGTATAATTTTGACGAGTAAATTTACCTTGTCGATCCCAAGTACATCCCCCACACTTTGTATGTTCAGCTAAGTCTGGGCTTGCTCCTGTATATTCCCAAGGACATGCATTTGATACAATTTCTCTGGCAGGTATATTTACTCCTTGTATGTCAAAGGGAGAAGTCAATTCGAAAGAAACAACTGTAGCATCTCTTGCATTTATTTTTGATATCGTCCAAACTTGTCTTGTAAATTCTACTGGAGTATTTCCTGAGCCTGCATCAGAGGCTTCTCCTTGTAGATATCTTTTTAAAGTAACACGACGTATTACTTTTTTGCCTAGTAAAGTATCGTAATCTGTTGTTCCTACTGCTGTAGAAAATGTGTTATCTAGAATTGCAACATTGAAAACAGGTCTTGCCATGGCTCCTGTTACTTTTATATCAAAGCCGTCCATTGTAATTGGGCACGGAGCATATGTTCTTAAAGTACTATTTGAGCTATAATCATATAGCTGCAAAGATGAACCATCAGAATCTTCTCCTCTTGTAAAGTATGCAAAAGTTCCGTCTGGTTTTTCTATTTCAAAAAGTTCAACAAGTTCCGAACCTGGTGACTGTTTCTGAAAATCGCTTGTTAATGTCATGACTCGTAAACTCTCCTAAATGTTGCTGTTAAAGTATAAAAATTGTCAAAAGCCCAAGTTTGACTCCAAGAAGGACAAACACATAAAATTGTTTCCGTGCTAGACCCTTCGTTACTATCTTCTAAGTTAAATTTAAATTTACTTACTCCTTTCAAGCTTTCAAAAAATGCTACAAGATCATCTATTTCTGCTTTTGGTCTTGTAGAGAAAGATATGGTCATATTTTGATCTAGTACATTGATTCCGTCTGCGAGTCGTTGTTCATACCCATCTCCGAAGTTTGCTAATAGCACTCTTGGAGTATTAGATCGAGAAAGTCCTTTGTCTGGTTGTACAGGTGCAGAGAATCCTGTTATATTTCCGTTGTCTGCTTTATATATTCCAAATGCCATGATCTATTAATAAGGGCTTAATAAGCCGCCTGGTCGTTGTTGTTTTGATATTTCGTTTGTTACTGCTGTTGATATTGCTCTTCCCATGGCATAAGCTTCTTCTCCGTCTCCTGTGCTAGAAGATTCTCCTGTTGTCATATTTACATTTACACTAACATTGTTTACACCTGAGCCTCCAGACATTTCTACTGGTATACTGTTTCCGTTTGGAAGTGGTACGACTGCTTCTGTTCCGTGAAGTGTTGCTGCATACCCAGAGTCTGGTCCACTTGCTACTCCGCCGCCGCTAAAGGAACGATACCCGGGAGACTTCATTATGCCTCCATCTCTACCTGTTGGTCCAAGTCCGGGAAAGAAAGGTATAGACCCCATGATTGCAATTGCTGCTTGTTGAGCAAGTACTTGTGCCATTGCTGATAGTATTGATTTTGTCATACTTAAGAAAGCGTCTTTCATGTTTGAAGTACCCTCTATAATACTTTGGAAAGCTGTTGCCATGCTTGATTCAAAAGAATCTCGGAAAGCTTGCTGTACTTGGTGTAAAGCGCTTGCTTCCATTTTTGCTTTTCGTATTTTAGCATTTATATTGTTTAGTTTTTCGTTTTCCAGTGCTATTTGTGCGTGATCTTTAGTTCCATCTTTATCTTTTATTTCTTGGATTAGTGTCATTGCGTCGGCTTGCTGTCTTTGAAGTTCTAGTATTTTTCCTTCTTTTGCCATTTGTCCTGCTCTCATTTTTGATTGACCCATTGTTCGATCAAGAAGTGCCGTTTCTAGCTCAAGTTTTCCTGTGATCATTTTCATTTCTACATCATGTAATCGTTTTGCTTCGGCCTCTACTAGTTCGCCATATTTAGCAATAAATGCTCCTCCTTGTGCTGCGACTTGTTTGTCACTGAATTTGCTTGGTCCCGATCCCCCTGCCATATCTCTAAGCGTACTCATATCGGCGTCCATTCCTGCTAACTGTTCTGGAGTTAAGAATGTATGAAGCATATCCATTGTTGCTTTATCAAATAAAGTTCCTGTTTCGTTATTGAATTTCATTTTAACATTTCCAGATGCAAAGGATTCTCCAACTCCTGTAAGTGCATTTCCAACAGCTTTTATATTTGAAGTTAATCGAGTTAGTTGAGTTTGCGGAGCCTTAAATGAACTTAATGCTTTTGCAAAATCTTGAGCAGAACTTGTCATAATTTGTGTTGTCTGTGCTAAATTATTCATAGCTTTGCTTGCTATTGTTCCCTCAGAAAGCTGATCTACAAATCCCATTAAAGCTTCAAAATCTTTTTCAGGGTCGTTACTACCCTTGCGGAAAGATTCTAGTACTTTTTCTATGCCAGTAGCTATTCCGTCTAATTCTTTATGTGCGTCTCCTGTTTCAGTAAGCAACTTCATTTGAGTATTAAGCGTAGAAAGTACTCCTTCCATTCCCTCAAATTGACCAGCACTTAAAGTTTTTTTCATTGTAGCATCTTCTCTAGATACTAGTCCTACACTTGCCCCTAATTTCATAAGATGAGTTGTAAAAGCATTTCTTCCTGCAACACCTCCGCCCGTTTCCTGTAAACCTCCAAATCCTCCTCTAAAAGCTTTTGTTATTTGACTATAGTCTATATTTGATAGTGCTCTTGAGGTTTGTAACGCATTTGTTAGCAGTGAGTCATAAGTTTTTAATCCATCAATCATCTCCTCTAAATCTTCTGCATTTTTAGAAAATAAGTTACCAAATTCTTTTGAAGCTGCTTTTGCTTTTTGCTCAGCCTCAGATGACATATCAAAATACTGGGCTGCCATTGCTGTTAAACTTATAAACAATCCTACATAACCTAAAAGAGCTACTCCTTTTAATAGAGTTCTTCCTGCCATTTTGATTCGTCCCATTGCTTTTCCATGCTCTGCAACCATTAGTTCCATTTCTATTTTCCAGTTAAGTCTCATTCTTTTGAACATACCTGCAGAGTCTAATTGTGACTGATGTTGTTGAACTTTTAAAATAGAAGCCATTCTTTTGCCTTCATGTTGTACAAAGGTAGAATAGTTTAAAAAAGATGATTGTTTACGGCTCATTGCTGTTTCAAACTGTGCAATAGCTTTAGGACTGTCTAAAGCTCCGAATTTTTCTTGTCCTGCCTTCGATAACATACCTTGTATTCCAGAACGTGCACCTCCTTGTAGTCCAACGGCATCAATTGGTGTAGGTTTAGGTGTTAGAGCGCTAATAACACTCCCTCCTGCTAATAGCCCCATACCCGCCGTTGCTGCTGTGTTTTGAGATAAGGCCGTTGCCATAAATTCTGCAAAAGGTCCAATTGCACCCTTAATAGAGTTTACTAAGTCATCAAATGATTTTGCTAATTTTGTTAATGAGTTTGTTTGAGTTTCTACTCCACCAAACTTTTCTAAACCTTGTTCTAAAACTTCGTTTACAACTGCTTGAGATTTTTCAAATATATTTAATTGGTCTTTGTTTTTACCTAAAGCGAGCGCATACTTTTCTGATGCGGTTTCGAGTCGTAGAATAATACCTAATTCATCTAATAGTTCTGGTTCTGCTTTTACAGCACCTCTTACTAATCTATTAAATGAATCTGTAAGATCTCGACCTAACATAAGTGATGCATTTTTTGCAACAACACCTAGTTGATTAATTTGTTTGATTGAAAGTCCTGCGGCTGTTCCAATCGCTACTGATTGAGCCGCATCTGCAAACGCTAACTGACCATCGGTAGCTGCTTGTAGTTGACGAGTCATAATTGCTAAATTTTGTCCTGTTCTTTGAGCGTATTCTGCTTGTCCTTGTGTTAATATTCTAAAGTCTGCAGCACTTTGTAAGAATCTAAAAGCTGCTCCAATGGCAAATATATTAGCGGCTAAGGTAGCATATGCAGGCACAAGTCCTCCTGAGATGCCCTGAGCCATCTTAGAGAAGTTTTTAGTTGTGTTTGAAGATGCCTGAGCAGCACCTTTTAATCGTCTATCTGCAGAATGCGCAGAAGTACCTGTTTTATCTAGGTCTTTACCTAGTTGTTTTGCCTGTTTTTTTGTAAGTTCAATGTCCTTGCCGTCGACATTAATCTTTATCTTTATTTCGTCTTTTTTTGCCATTAGCCTTGTACGTTAATTCCTGATTTTCCACCAGCTTTAGCTTTACTTTCGGAAGCTTTTCGTTTTCGTTCTTGAGATTTATTTACTTTATTTGTATTTCTTGCTTCAATATGCTTTATAAAATACAAGCAACTTTTTTTATCTTCTACTTCCCATATGTCAAATAGACTTCCCATACAGGAAAAATCTTTTCCCATATAAGAACCACTCATACCTTCCCAGCGATCTGGTAAAAGGTCGTGCAATAAAAAAGCCACCTGAACTTCCATAGGATAATCCTCGGTAGTCGGTGGCATTTCATTAAAGTCGGGGTCCTCTCCTCGTTGCTCACATAAATCTATGTAAGTGTCAAAAGCTAGTTGTCCGTCTTTATATTGTTTGTCTAAGAGACCAAGTATTTGAGTTACTTGGCTCTGGTAAAATTTTCTAGATCACCTGTTACTTCTGTAACCCAAGTGTCGAAATCCGCTGCGTTTTTCATCAGCGTTTCAGCATTTTCTTGAGTAAATATAAGTTCATCGTCGGGATCAAGACTACTAATGTCCACCAATAGAAGCTCTTCGAGGTAAGAATATTTTAAGCCTTTCCATCCTTTGATTACAGCTTTTACGTACTCTACTAAAAACTTATCTTCGTCGAGTTGTTCATCAAATGCTCTTGTTTTACGATTAAACTTTTGTGAAAGACAACGACTTCGTAGTTTTAGTAATTCTTCCCTTGCTAGATAGCAAAGGTCAACAGAGAATCCAGGCATGCTGGGATAGTCTACTGCTACTGTTTTGCTTGGAGTTAATAAACTCGCTAGTGATACTGATTTGTTTTCTTGTTCTGTCATTCTGTTTCCTGGTTAAATGAGGGGAGGGTTGCCCCTCCCTTCTAAAGTTATGTTACTGTTGGTCCGACAAAGACTAAGTCTATTTCGTCTACAGCGTCAACTGAGGTTGGTAAGGCATGGAAAGTTGTTTCCAAGCTTATGATATCATCAATTGAATGTGTTGGTACTTCCAAATGGCAATTATTCATATTAATTTCCATTCTTGGAGTTTTACCTGTGCCACCTACAACAAATGTCAAATCAAATGAATTTGTTATTACTGAAGTGGATTCAATGATGTCCTCAAATAAATCTGCACTAGATGCGCCAGATGAAGGAGTATTTAAGTAACAAGTAAAGTTACCTGATACGGAACGAGTTCCTGTAACATGTCCTAAAGGCTGGTTTACAACGCCTAGTGTTTCTGGTGTTAAGAAAGTTATATTGTTTGAAATAGTAACGTTTCCACCAGTTAGTGTTAATGCATAAGTATCAGTCATACCTGCGTTTGAGAACGTAAGTTCTGTATCATCTGGAATAGACATTGCTGCACTTAGTGTTATAGTATTGTTTACTATTGCACTTACAGTTGTACCTGCTGTTACGCCACTTCCTTTGATTACTTGTCCGGCTTTAATTAAAGGATAACTACCACTATCTAAAACTACAGTTACAGTGTTTGATGTTGCTCCATTAACTGTAGCTGTTGTAACATCATTAGTTACAGTTAAGTCTGTTAATCTATTTCTAATAAAGTTATTAGTATCTGCTGATGCTGTTCCTTCATCGATGGTTGCAGTTGTCATGGAAGCTACATCTGTTATGATTGAGCCCATTCCTGACCAGTTTGCTGTTGCAATACCATCAATATCAAAATCGATTGAAACTTCATTTACAACACATCCTTCTATTTTATAAATAGTTGGATTTGCTTTTCCTGTTCCCATTTCAAAGAACAAGTCAAATGTGTCTAATGCTACTTTGTTTGAGTTAGTAAATGCAATGTTTGCGTCGCTTGCGTCAGCTGTTAAAGCTGTTCCAGATACGCCTATTGCTGCACTACCTGCTAAAGCATTCCACAAAGGTTCTTCAACCATGTGATGATGCGCTGCTGAGTGATTTCCTGTACCTGATCCACCAGACTTAAAAGGTCTGATGTAGGTTTGAAACGACCATTCCGCTGGAGCGTAAGAATCAGTAAACATTTGTCTAGCTCTTCTACTCACACCACCTGCTGTGGCCATCTCGTTCAATGTAACTTCTGTTGCATTGGTTGCTTGAGAAAAACTGAATCCATCCAGTACTGGTATCTTATAGATTGCTCCTGCGCTATCAGTAAGATGGACTTTGGTATCTCTCGAGTAATAAAATGTATCTGCCATTTTACATTCTCCTATTTTTGCTTTGAAAAGGGGTCAGCTAGAATTTTATCTGCTTATCCGTTTTCATTAATATTGAATTTCAGTGATAATTTCACCAATACCCAAAGGTTCTAAAACCCCTTCATCGGTATCTATGCTAACTATAGTATGTTGTATAGTATTTATAGTATTCCCCAAAGGGTCCGTATAAGTTAAAGGATTATTATCTTCAATAATTGTTTCAACATCCTCTAATAATTTTTCTAATGCCACTACAGCATCTTCTTCATTTACATAGCAACGAAAAGTTAAAGTTAGAAATCTAAATTTTTCTCCGCCACCTAAATATTCTCTGGTTTCGCTACCTGAATTTACATGAATAGCGGGGAATTCTTCAACTTCATCCCAAAATTTTATTCTAGGTTCTACGCTTGCTAAATCAGACTTAAATTTTCCTGTTCCGTTTATTTGTCTTAGTAATTCCACGAAGGCATTTACTATGCTACTGCGTCTTGTTGTGTAATCTCTATTTGCCACTATAATCTCCTTGTGTAGAATCTACCTAAAGCTAGTTCGACTGCTATTTCTCGTAAAGACCTATCAATTACTTGTCTTGGGTCTCTTTCTGTAGACGCCCAAGGTTTTTTACCTTGTCCCGGCTCAAATACTTGGTAAGGATTTTTAGCATATGTATATCCTATACTTGGGTGCCCTTGTTTTGTCTTGGTTACATTTACCGCTCTTGCGCTTTGTGCAAATCTTCCTGTTCTATTTTCTAAGCCCGGAGCTCCCATATTTTTTTCTACTTTACCTGGTAATCTTTTATTTATTTCATTTATGTAAGTTAGTAAACTTCTTTCATCTCCTGCTTTTTTTCTTGTATGTTGTCTCTTATTTCCTTTTAACTTTTTTACTTGGTCTCTTGTTGTTATAGAAGCTAAGGAAACAATGCGTGTATTTGTCTTTCTTTTTATTTTTTTCTTAGTCTCTGCGTTACTTCTTTCATTAAACTTAGCTTTTGTCTTTGCACTCGTAGATAGATATTTTCCTTTTGCCATTGAGTGCATCAAAGATAATCTTATAGCATCTCTCAATCTTGTTGAGTTTTCATCTTCTGCTAAAGCTACTAAATCTCCTTTTAACTTTTTAAGAGCGTCGCTTTCTCTCTTTGCATCTTTTTGGTTAATAGCTGCTGATTGTAGAGACAGTATTAATACATAGTCTTTTCTAAATTTTCCATTATCTTCAAAAACAAACTCATGATGTATATCAATTTTTAATTCATCATTTACTTCTGCAAAAACATTATATATCTTATCTTTGTCTTTTGAAGTTAAACTCCCCTCTTTTTGTGTTTTTTCTTTTACTTCTCTTGCTGTTAAACCCGATACCGCAGTACCATGATCTCCATGTCCTAACTGGAAGCCTTTCATGTCCTCAATGCCTGTAGCTACTCCATGTTTCGTTTGAGTTCCTGCATTTCCACCAACGGCGATCCCTGCTAGTTTTTTATCGGCACCTAATTCTTCATATATTGCGACTAAAGGCGCGCCAAAGTTCGGATTTCTTTTCTTTTTCCATTCCCCAATTCTACTATAGTCCTTAATAATAAATAAATGCCTTTTACCTTTAGTCTTAATTTTACTAAGGAATGTTTTGTCTTTTAGTAAAGCTTGTAGTTCTTGTAGTCTTTCCTCTGTTAAATCGTCTCGTGCTTTTGGACCAGCAAATGCTTGTAGTAAGCTTACTGCTGCTTTTTCTTTTTTCTTTAATTCTCCTTTTTCTATTCCAAGAAATTTGCCTATTTTGTAAAATTCAGTTAAGTATTCGTCTTGATCAACTACAAATATCTGTCCTTGTTCATATATAGTTTGCTTTCGTAGTCCTTTACTTCCTGCTCTTTTCTTAAAATGTGGAACAGCAACATTATTTAAAAAAGCTTTTAAGTTTTCACTAGACACTAAATTATAACTCTATATAAATCAAGTACTCTTTTTATGTGGTCTGGAAAGTCTGTGTTGTCTCGTACTCCAGATGTTCCTTGATTTTGAAGTGATGCTCCTGCAATACTTCTTCGTTCTTTGTGTTCGTCTTTTAAATAGTAAGTAACTAAATCAAAAAGTGCTAATTTGAGATCTTTTGGAGTAGTACTGTAGCCTGCTCTATATGCTATCTGTACGCTACCCATTCCTTGCGGAAAAGCTTTCTTTGAGCCTTGATTTGTTGTTCTTACTATTGCATCTGCGGCAAGATCTACGTAATATTCGTAGTCGCTTGTTGAAAGAGTTTCATAGTCAGCTGCATATGTGCCTCTTTCTTTTACGGTAGTCACACTTATAAGTGGACTTTCACTGACGATCATAGTACTAGTAAAGTTGTCGGAAACTGAAAAAGTCTCGGTTTTATCACTACTATAATAATCAACAAATGAAGTACCGCAATACTTCTTTGCAAGATCACTAACTTGTGGTACAATAATGTCAAGACGCTGATCATCCTTTTGACTGGCTAACCCTTCTGCGTTCTTGTATTCTTGTACTGTTATTAAATCTGCCATAATTATTAAAAGTGTGGGGCGATTAAGGCCGCCCCACGAATCCTGTCTAAGCTTAAATTAAGAAGCTTTGTACATGTGTCCCCATTTAGAAGTAGCACCATCGATTAGATCGGTGAAGCCAATTCTTTGTGAAGCAACAAGCACTCTGCGTTGAGCAGCAACTTCGTAATCAGATTCCACGGTTACACCACGTAATCTTGGTAATACAAAGTTTCTTGGGTTAACAGCGATAGCTGCGAATGTTCCAACTGCTGGAGTTTTGAACTCGTCACATAGTAGTACTCTTGATCCGAATACTTGTCCGATTTCGCCACTTAGTTTAGTAGCCATGTCGCCCACTAAATTAGCATCTTGGAATTCTGGATCTTCTAGCAATTCGAAGTATGTTCGTTGTGAAACGACATAAACTACGTCTGCTGGGTTAACACCATATTTGCCCATATTTTTTCTCATTGAAAGAAGTTCTGCAGCTGTAACAGTGTCAGTTGCGAAAGCAGTAGCTGACTGTGTATAATCACTGTCATTACGTGCTAAATGAAGGAGTCCTTCAAAAGCCGCACCACTTGTTCCGTATACACCATCAGCATCATCACCAGCTAGGATTGCATTTTCAATACCTCTAGCGTGTGATCGTACCATAGACTCTCTAATTAAAGGAAGAATCGGTAAGATAGCATCTTCTTCAGTTTCATTACCTAAGTAAGACTGAGAAATAAGTTTCTTAGTTGAAAGAGTTCTTTCAGTCATTGTGACACCAGTATATGGTGCTCCAACTCCGTCGCCTCTGGTATCTAAGTTACCATAAGGAGCGGATCCAGCAGCAGCAGTACCTGAAGCGAATTCAGCGTAACCAGCATCTGGCAAGATTGGGATAATCATATTCGCAGAAGTCATAGCAATTTCTCTAAATAGAGGAGCTAGTACTAATTCGTTTTCGATATCTCTTTCGATGTTTGTTGAAACAACTTGTTCAAAATCAGCGGAAGAAACTTCAACACCTGAATGTTGATTTACTTTTTCCATCAAAGATTTTGCCATTGGTGTGTCCCATCCGCGTCCTGTTGCAAGACCTGCGAATTTTGCGTCTGCAATATCGCTTTCGAATGATTTTTTCCAATCGCTGTTGTTTCCTTGTCTGTCGGCAAAGTGTCTTTTTGACTCACGAATATTCATGATTTCTTCAGACTTCTCTGCTAGTTGAGCTTCTAGTGATTTAACAACAGTCTCTAAATTAGAGTAGTTATCATTCACGCGTTTCTCAACGTCAGACATTAATTTTTCAGCACCTGTTAATC